AGATTGCTTAAATCTAATTTTACTGGCTTTCTGTCAGTCCCTAATACAATTGAAGCATTTACGATTTCATCTATCGCGTTGTCAACTTCCGGATAGATAGACATGTTTCTGTATTGAACTACCGATGCGCTTTCATCACGCATGCTTGCAGCGTAATCAAGTGCCGTTCCAAAGAATCCACCAGCCTCTACCGTTACGGTTCCATCATAAATTTCAGGAGCCGTAAAAGATTGCAGTGTTCTTTCTTGTTTCTCCTGCTTTGAAGTTCTTTTCTTACCAAATTCAAATCCAAAAAGTTCTAGTTCCATAATTTATCACGTCCTTCTGGTGATTGGAGTTGTTCCACTTAAAATTTCCATATAATCAAACATTATCATGACTTCAAAACTGTTCATAGTATTGGGCGACATCATATTTAGAGTCAATTGCCCGATCTTGGCTGGCCAGCAACCATGCAATACAAATTTTTTCAATACAGTTTCACCATTTAAATCAAGGTGTTGAATTTCCCAATCTGTGGCTTTGTATGTTCTGGCTTGATTTATCAAAGATGAAACATTCGTGTTGTTGTTGTTTATGTTGTTTTGCCAGTTTTGAAATGCTCTCCACAAATTTTTGTCACCAGTATCATCCAAAACAACAACAGCCCAACTTGTATATTGCTTTTCACCAGGATAAAAATACTTTCTTCCAAAGTGATCGTATGTCAAGGTTGTTGACATTACCTGTGGAAGAATTGTTGATCTTATGTGAAATTTGGTAAATCGCGGTGTTCCTACGCTATTGCCACCGGGAATTACACCATTTACCAAAAATCTGTTTGATCTTGTTCCACCAAAAAAGTTTGTCTTGAATTCGTTTAACATGTCAGATTCCTTCTATCTTGATGTTATCAAATGTCAAGGTCGCTGAAAAAGAAACAAAATCATTTTCACCCATGTTTAAGCCAATTTCACCAATAACGCTTGGCCAGCATTTATAAAGAAAAATTCGTCTCAAAACTTGGTTTGCATTTACGTCTAACTGATCGATTCTCCATGTAGTTTGCAAAGTTCTGTAAGCAAAATCATTGTTTGCCACTCTGTGTGTCCAGTGACCATCCAATGCTTCTTTCCATCTTTGCAATGCAGTCCATATGTTTTGTGAATTTCCATCATCATAAACTCCAACAACCCACGGGCTGTATTGACGATCTCCTGCAAAATTTATGAGTCTTCCACGATAAGGAATGCTGATGCTGTTCACTGTTGCCATTGGCAAAGATGCAGACACAATCTTGAATTGTGCATCGGTAATCGGAACACTTATGCCACTTGGCCAAGAGGGGTAGACAATAAACCTATTGGCTCTTGTGCCTCCATTAAAGTTATTCTTGAAATCGATTATCGAATTTGACATTATTGTGTGTATGTGAAGTTAACCACGAAGGAGTCAGTTCCTAGCAATGGTTTGACTACCAAATCAATGTTTAATTGTGATGCATTTGGATTGTTTGTTTCATTACATATAATTTGCGTAGCTGTTGTATCCAAGTAGGAAGCATATGTATCCAAGGCAGTTTGCACTTCACTTACAACTTGATCTCTAGTTGTTTGGTTGTTTATTTCAAAGATGTACTTAAATGCAACATTGTTTACTGAATTGATGATCTCAGAACGAAGTCTTGCTGGCCCTATTCTGTCGTTTACAGTGATGGGGCCAGTTGCGGCAGTTGCACCAACCAAATCAGATCCTAAAAACTTTGGAATGTAATTTACAAAGAAATTGACTTTGTTTGATCTCAAATAGTTTTTAAGATTACCAGACCATTCGATTGGGTTTATGATGCTACCGTTCAATACGGTGGCACGATCTAACCCAGCGATTGTCAAATACTGTTCATTTCTGTTTTTTGCTCTTGCAAAAAATCCACCAAGATCAGATACTGCAGGAATTGTGTAATTGATTGTAGAATCACTCTTTAGCAGTTCGACATTTAACTCATTTGTCTTCAATCCATAAAGATTAAAGAATTTGATACCTTGAGTTGATCCAGCAACGTTAGATACACCTAACGAGGCAAAATTTGCCATTGTGTATCCGTTTCCAGAGACACCAGTGGCAGAGTCACGAATAGAAGGAAAGAATCCAACGGCGTATTCTTGACCAGCAACCCAAGTTGCAATATCAGAAGAAATGTAAGGATCGATTACACAATCAATCAAATTTCCTGAATTGGCACCCAAATAAGAATTGAACCCAGCAACACTTCCTGTAAGTACAAGTGTACCGCCGTAAGCCATATAACTTATGGCATTCAAAAAATCTTCGCCATTTCGCGTATATAAAAGTTTTGTATTTCCTTCATCAACAAACAAAGAGTAAGTAGAACCACTTACTGGAGCGAGTAAGCAATTTGTAATTCCACTTAACTTATTTAAATCTTGCACCAAATCTGAAGGATTGGTATAAACAATGAACGGATCTGAGGTTGTTCCTTTTACAGGACCAAGAGCAGAATTTCCTCTTGAATAGATCAACCAACCGAACAAACCACCCGGATCTACGCTAGTGGCCTTGTTCACTCCGTTGAAAACCGGAGCGGTGTAAGTAGATCCAACCTTCATTGCAGCCACGAAAGGTATTGCTAAATTTTCTTTTGAATATTGATTTGAGCTAATAAATGAACTGAGTGATGGCATAGGATCCCTTTTTATCTAAAATATTTAGAATTTCATGTGGGATACCAAACCACTCCTCCCTGAGAAAATGGCTCCTTATCATCTAGTTCATCCTTGTTATCCATCATAAAAAGCACATTATCATCTTCAGGTTTTTGTGCTTCTTCGTAATTAAATTTTGCACTTTCGATCAAATCAGCATAATATTCTTGCCTTGAAAGCCATGCGAAGAACACCAAAGACATTACAAGATCGTCATTGTGGCCTTCTTCCGCCTTATATGTATTTGCCTTTGACACAAATGTAAACAATTCAGATATAATTCTTTCATCATTCAATAAAATTTTATCTTCTTCAATTAGTCTTTTTAGAATAGCACATCCCAATTTTTTGGTCTGTGTGGTAGTTCTAAGACCCATTTCACTTTTTCCGGTTGCAAAGCCCTGAGAAAGCATTTGGCCTTTTCTTCCCATCATACGAGTCATCAATACATTTTCATAACCCAAATCGTTGTAAAGAATCGAAGAAACCTGACCACCAATGTCATTTGTTTCAATTAAAGCATAAGCATTGTTGTATTGTTCACATATTTTTTTGATTACGGTTGGAAAATTAAATGGGCTAATCGTGTTGTTTCTATAAGTTGCAACAACTTTATATGGCGCTGATGTGCCATCAATCAAAGTAAAAGCAGAAAAATCTGAACCCTGTCCTCTGGAAACGTCAGCCTGCAAAAAGTAAATTTGATCTTTTTCCGGTTTTGAAAATATTCTCAAACCTTCTTTATCTTCTTCCAAATATTCTTCCGGTGCCAAGACATTGAGTTTGCTTGTTGATATCAAGGTATTTGATGAACCCAAGAAACTACAGCCATATTCCTGTTCAAACTGTTCTGGGCTGGTATTTGCAATTTGTTCTGCAGCCCACTCATCATCTCTTAATTTTGGATTTCCGGGACTGACTGGTGTTTCTCTCCAACCCACTTCCACAGGCACAAACATATTTTTTAGTTTATGTCCTTGAACACGGTTTGCATCAACCCAAAGTTTATGAAAATGATTCATTCCATTTGGGGTGGAAACTATGATAAGTTTTGTGGTTGTACCAGCAGAAATTGTTGGATATGTGGCGGTATAGAATTCTTCCGCTACATGGCTTGGCAAGAAGGCGTACTCGTCCAACAGGAGTAGGTTATATGAGCCGCCACGGATCGCTGTAGACGATGTTGCATCACACATGACCCTAGACCCGTTTTCCAGTTTAAAACTCGTCTTATTCCATTCTAGAACTCCTTGTTGCAGAAAATGTGGTAAATTTTCATATGCAAGTTGAAGTTTTGAAAATAATTCTTCCTTTGCAGTTTTCAAACGATTGGCTAGGATTGCAACGTTTACACTTTGAGTA